AGATCGGTGATCAGATTGGGGAACTCCAATTGCTGGGAGATGGTGCCGTCAGGCAATCGGCATGTGATCTTGTAGAAACCTTGAAGACCTAGCTTTTGTTTCATGTCAATGTTCCACTCACAACATCTGCGGTTAGACCCACTTTGTCTGGATCAAAAGTCTTCCAATTCGAGTATGTGATATAGGTAATCACCACCGTCCATTCACCTGATACAACGTCTGCTGTCAAACCCACCTTGTCTGGATCCCATATTCTCCACTTGTCGTAGACAACATAGGCAATAGTCACTGTCCATTCACCAGAAACGATGTCTGCTGTAAGACCAATCTTGTCTGGATCTTTTGTTTTCCAGTTGTCATACGTTACATAGGTAATAGTGACATCAACAGATCCAGATACTATATCTGCCGTTAACCCAAGTGGTTCTATCGGGAAGAACTGAACACACCATCCACGAGTAGGAATCCCAGATAAATCCATCTCATCAAACAACATGACGGGATATGGATCACTTTCTAGATAAGAGAGTATACGAGTATCCTGATATCTACTGATGTAGATAATCACGGCTTAGTACCTATCAGAGTAACCTTCAATCCAACCCCAGCAATAGTACTCCCCACTGCATCCACGATAATTGTCATCTCGGATTCATTAGCCAGAGCACTATCACTTATGACAGCAGGAGTTACTGCACCTACTGTTGTTTTCGATGAAGCTGTGAAAGTTGGCTTGGTAGAGAAGACACTGGTTCCGTTCTCTTTCAAGTCAAATGCAAAAAGAGTTGCTCCAGTGGCTGCTGTGGTGAGTCCTCCCCTAACATCAGTCAGAGTCATTGCAAACGGCATCCTGAAGGTAACCTTGAGCCCTGTGGTTAGAGCTGTAGTCTCATCAGAACAGGTGACTATGAAAGCTATTGGTTCTACATCAGCAGGCAGAGCTTGGAACGTCGCAATAGCTCCCGCGCCGTTGCTCATCAACACCTGCCCTGCCGTACCTACGGTGCCACTCTGAATAGCCCCCGTACTCGTAATACCGCCGAAGAGCGGAGCGTAAGCAGTGAAGGCTACAGCTCCGGTTCCTCCGTTTGCTATTGGAAGTGGAGATCCTGAATACGAGATCGCCAGCGTTCCCGCTACCGTGATCGGCGAGCCGGCGATGCTGAGAAAACTCGGAACCGTCTGTGCAACACTCGTCACTGTCCCTGTGGCCGTGGCGATGCTGGCGACATACTGTCCGAAGTCAAGAAACCACCTCAGCCAAATTGGACTGAAAATTGCCTTCTGCGTAACGTCATCTACGATGATCGGCAGCGCCCAAGTTGGCGCCGGCTCTAACGTAGTACGACCGTAGACGGGCATTAGAGTGTCCCTAGATCAATCTGTAGCTCAACGGCCTGGAGACGCAACCGCGTGTTGGCCTGGTGCCGGATGTGAAAAGCCCTTCGCATGAAGGTGCCACAGTTGACCAGCACGGGTTTCTTCACACTCATATCAAGTGCGCGAAACGTAGACCATTTGGTGGGATCGTAGTCAGAGTCATTCACCCGGATCTGCAGCACACTCCCATCCGTCTGATCCCCGACGAACTCCATCATGTTGAGCTGCTTCCGGCGGCGGACCCCACCATCAAAGTTCGGTGTATACATATCCACCGTGATGGTTTCTCCGTCGTCGTTAAAATACTCAGCATCTAGCTTATACAACTGCCCATTGGATTCATGCTGGAGCAGCCGCCCGGTGTCTGGATGAAAAGTGGAGGAGACGATAGGAAAGTAATTCCCCGCCGGCCCGGTCCACTGACTCCACATCTTATCCGTCAAATCATAAACCAGGGAAATGTTATTATTTTTCAACGTCAACACGTAGAAGCGGTGGCCCTCGTACTTGATGCCGAGGGAGGCGATGGAACTGAAATCTGCCTCCCCCAACAACCGCTCGATGGCTTTGGTGGAAACTACGTTCAGCTTCAAACTATCCACCAGCACTATCTGCATCGCAGAGGAGCGATTCGTCGATAACCAGATCAACGCACCGTCGATCTCCTGGACTGAATCTCCATTCACACAACCATAGTTGATCTTCGCTCCTTGCACCGGGCCCAGGGGGGAGGATCCGATGGGGTTCTGCGCGTCGTAGAAGACCTCTGTTGACCACTCCTTCAGGGCCAGGACGTAGACTAACTGCTTGGTTAGGTAGACTCCCTGATCTGGTTCGATTTGGGCGCCGACTACGTTGGTTAGATCCGTCCACAGATCCGGGCGATTCATCCCAGGGGCTGTGTCGCTGCCGTGGATGTAGGCATCTAGGCCAAGGACATAGGTAGTTCCGTCTAGATACGCCCAGCCCTTGGTTACGGTGGCAGGGAAGTTACTAGTCGTCGTCGCCGTACCAGTTCCGCTGCCGACGCCGCTGGCCGTGAAGATCGTCCCAGGGGTGCTATTCGCCGCGCCGATCAGGGTGAAGTCTGTCGAGCCGGCGGTTAGAATAGTGTAAGAAACTCCTACAACAAAGTCCCCGGCAGTGAGGGTGGCAGTGGTAGTGATCTCCACCAGGCCGTTTAATGGATCGTAGTTGTAAGAATTGACTCCATTACCCAGTTGCAAGCGAGGCGTGGTGCCGAGGCTGGAGTTGAATCTATAAACGCCGCCGGTCGCAGAAACCGTCCCTATCGACGTGCTCGACATTCCTAGCGCTGGATCATACACGTACAGAGTCGTGCCGAAGATCGCGTAGATCAGCCCCTGCCAGTTGTAGACCCCTAGCCCAGTTCCGATGCGGGCATCGCCGACTTGGAGTAATCCGGGCCGCTTATAAACCCACTGCTCATGGCCGTCAGGACTCTTCTCCATGTAAGCATTGATGAGCTTGGAATCCTTCTGCGAACTCTCATCCCGGTTCTCGGGCTGGAGGACGAGCGGAAGTCGCTTGGGGACGGCGACTGATTCAGACTGAGGCATCAGCGGAATCCTCCAGTGACGTACTGGTTACGACTGTCCGGGGTGAAGCGAGTCGGAGCGTCCTCAACGTCCCAGTCTTCCAGCATCGTACGATAGGTCATTGCACGCTGGGTGCAACGATCCATAATCGCCTGGGGTTGACCCGTCGCCAGCTCATCTGCGAGACCCCAGCGCAGCGCAATACGCCACTCGATAGGGAAGTTCATAGTCTCCGTCACGTTGATGAAATTGGTGACTTGCTTTTCCAGCAGCAGATGGGCGGCCCCCGTGGCTGCGATGGCGTCTGGGATCAACCAGAAGAACACGCTCAACTGCGTCTGTTGCTTGTTGACGAAGTAAGAATTGAGCTGGCCGGTGTTGTGAACCTGGCTCAGACGGACGTAATCATTCCAGCTCAGAGGAACGAGGGGCCGCCGAATCTGATTCACATCTATATAATACGCCTCAATCACCCGCAGAGGCTTCACCATCACCTGCGTACCGGCGGGGCCTAGGGTATAAGTCCCCTGCCCCGCGGTCAGCGGAATCGCAGTATCCTCCAGCAACCACAACTTCAACCCCTGAGTCTGCCACAAGTTGATCAGATCCGTCAACTTCCTCATCCCCATGACGATCTGTTCGGAGTTAGGAGACTGCCCTTCCTGCGTGAGACCCGCATCAAAGTACGCGTCGTTGATGATGGTAAGGGGAATGTTTGTATTCGGGGCAGTCATAATCTACTTTCCTTTTTCCCGCAGGACGGCAAGGGCCTCAAGTGTTGCTAGCACTCGAGATTGGCGCTCTTCTACCAGAACAATCCGCCGCTCCATTGTCAACACATAAAGCTCAAATCGACGATTGAAGTTTGCCAGTTCATTAGCTTGCTCAAGCGACGACTTCATTGCGTGCTCGAAGGTGTTGCCGATCATCCAGATTCCTATGGGAATCATTAAACTCCACAGTCCGAAGCTAATGCCGGCGACGCGCTGCCAAAACTCAGCGCGTGAAAGCGCCTCTTTTTCTGGGGGCTGCTGCATGCTAGCTCCTAGTCCGGCTGCGGATTCGGACGATCACGTTTCTCGAGCCACAGGACGAATG